ATTTGATCGTCTACTTGCTTAGTCATTCCACTAGCAGATCGCAAATCTTTTTCATACTTTCGAATAGTTCCAGACAATCCAAACAATGCCTGAGTTGCTCTCAAAGATCGATCCTGAAATCCTAGCATCATCAAAGTCATACGAACAGCTTCATCAGACATTCCAGCAAATCGAACTTCCAATTGTTCAATAATATCTGCAATGTTTTTCATCTCTCCGCTAGTATCATATACAGAAAGACTAAGCATATCCCAAACAGCACGATTTGTAATATTGGCTCTTTGTAAATCTCGATAAACCATATACAACTGAGTTCCAGCCTCAGATCCAACATGTCCTTGATTAGCCAAAGCCATCAAAGCCGCTGTACCTTCTTCAATATCTTTTCCAAGAATTCTTATAGCAGGACCTGCATTTTTCATAGCTTCAGAAAAATCTATAGTCTCCGCAGTTGATTTAATTGCAGCATATGTCAAATTGTCAGCAACACGCTGCATTTGTTTCATGTACTCTATTGGATCTTTTGTTTCTAATCCCAAGGATCTTTGAGCTTTCGTAAGGTAAGAAACGGCTGTCTTCAGATTCATAGATCCAGCATATGCAAATTGTTCTGCAATAGGAAGAACCTTTATAGCCTGGGCAGTATCCAAACCAGCCTGCCCCAATTCCACAAATCCTTTTCCCAAATCTATTGCAGAAGTTGCTACCTTTGAAGACAACGAAAGTGCCGTATCTTCCAAAATTCTCTTTGTTTCTTCAGAAGTCTCTTGCATGAAAGCCATAGATTTTGTAATGGCTTGGTCAAATTCCCCATAGCCATCCATCATCTTTTTACCCATAATAGTAAAAGGAGTTGTAACCAAAAGAGTCATTTTGGTGCCAAAAGCTTGCAGTTTGGATCCCATTTGATCCATGCCTTTGGTAATAGAAGCAAGCCCCTGAACAACAGTAGATACACCACTTACCCATCCAGAGGGATTTAAACTGATACTAGCAAACAAATTTCCAACATTCATTCCTGCTGGCATAATTACCTCTTGGGTTGTTTCTTGCTTTTCTTCCCTTTTTGCTGCAACATTGGCAACCAAAATGCCTTTGCTCTTGCTGTTCGTTCCTCTTTTGTCATGGGTTTCTTATCTTTTGGCTTTGCAGCTTTAATAATAAAATTTTGTACCTTAATAGATGTAGGATCTTTGCTGTTGACAGCAACTATCATTGCTGAAATCTGCGCCAGATAATAATCCTGCTTAGAAACACGTTCCATTTCCTCTTCATCTTCTTTATGAAAGAACTCAATCCATCCAAGAAAATCGTAGTAGGACGTTTCTTTTCTGCATCGATCAAGAGATAAATGAAGACGGGAAGAGAGCTTTCTCCAAGCTCTCTCCCGTTCTGTCAGTTTTTTGCCTGTGCTTCACCCACTTCATTCAGCCCATTCATAGTCTGGGCTTCTTCAAACAAGCCCTTTTGAACGTCATATGGAAATTTAGCAATGTCTTGAGCTGGAACTTTAACATCGTTCAGATACAAACAATGCTTCACCAGAGAAACGAACATACTCTTATAGGTCTTAATGCATTTGACCTGAAGTTTTCCTTGTTCGTTAACGGCTGTCTCAATTCGATCACTATTGTCATCCAAATAAGTTTCGATCTCCTCCCCCGAAGCTCTTCGAATCTCATAATTGACAACAGAACCGTCTTGCTGCTCAATCGGGATTTCAATTGCTTTCTTTTTCAGACTAAACTTGATGTTTGACATGATTTCTTACCTTTCCAAAACATTTACATTCTTTGGCAGCTATAGCCGGCTCAACTATACTGCAAACTTCGTCAAGAAGGGGTCTAGAATCGCCTACAATCGATTATTCCTCTAGACCCCTCATCAACGTACACTTTTAACTTTTAACCGCTTTAAACCGTTCCCAATAACATTCTTACAATGAATTAGGAAGAGTAGACAGGGGCAGTTTCAACTTGCGACCCATTTTGATTACTAGGAATGATTGTCACATTCGCAGTTCCCATAGTACCTTCAGAAATGGCATTTGGAGTAAACTCGTCAACCCAACCCCAAAATACCAAAGTAGAACTATCAGGGAACGTAACAGTAATCTGTTGATTCACTCCCACCATCCCAACAACTTCGTCATAAATGGCAGGATCATATTTTGCCACTTCTGACATAGGAGTTAGCGACAACAATTGCTTCGGTGCTTTCGTTCTCCACGACGTATTCTTCATCGTGGTAGTATCATTCTCACCACCAGCAGTAATTCCGGGAGGAGTTACTTCTCTCTCTTGAAAGTACAGAGCAGCAGAAGTAGAAGCACTAAATGTAACCAACGTCGAAAATCCATCGTCGATGAATGCCATAATAAAGGCTCCTTAATATCTTAAATTCTATTTGTTATGAAACGCCACTAATTTATCTTCCAACTTAGGAAGATCTCCAATTCATATTTCCAAACCACACAACATTTGTAACCATATTAAGAAATTCTTCGTTCAGACATCAACAAATTAACAGTTAAATGTGTCCTTCGTTTATCATCCTCACTAATAGGAACTACATCGGATGTTTGACTAATGGAATTAATTCTATATATTTCGCCGTCCACAGCCATTGTAACAAGGACAAAATGAATAGCAATAAGAAATTCCACCATTCCTTGCAACTGTGCATATCCCAATCTTTCTGATGTTGCCCTCACCCTTACCTGCAATCCTCTATGCTGATCCATTGCACCACTCATGTCTTTTCCATCTAATACACCTCCAGTATTAAACACAGCAATTGTATTATTAGCTACATCCGAACTATCAGGCATTCTATGTGTGTAAATAGGCCAATCTGAACTATCTGATGGAAGATTCATACTTTCGGCACTTACAAGATATTGAACTAAAATTTCTGCCGGAGTATGAACCAACGTAACATTAGCCAACGTTGATATATCTATCAACGGAACAGACCCATCTGGAATAGAACGAGTTGGAATAATAATGGCCATTAATTTACTGTTCCTGTTGCACTTCTAGTTCCATTCGAATCCAACGAAATAATCGAATATTTTATAGAAGTCCCATCTCGTTTATAGAAAGAGATTGTACTGTTTGCTCCATTATCCACAATTGTAACTTTTCCAGTTAGAAACGCTGTCAAAATCTCACCCATATCATCCCACGTAACCGTACCATCAATTACTGTGGTCGGAGTAATCGCTGTTTTAGCAGAATCATATTCCGATGTTAACGCATATCCTGTTTTAGATCCTGCCGCCACAACTACACCATTTGTATGTGTATCCAACAATGTAGTTGCCGTATCTGTCTTAATTGCAGCAAAACCATTTACTCCTGCCGCAGTTGTATTCGTAGTTCCTATATTTGTTGCCAAAGTCGTTGTATATCCCTGAGCAGTCATTGCTCCTTGAACAATATCCGTAGTTTCTTTCTCACCACTTCCACTCCATTCAAGCTGTTTGGAAAAAACCTGAGTTGTTCCAACATAATAAGCACACGTATAAATACCTTCTGGAAGATCAGAATCAACATCTCCTCTAAAATTTCCATTGGAACCTATTGCAGTTCCTATTTGAGATAAAGATATTGCATACGTTGTAATAGTATGTCCACTCGTTCCTGCCGTTTCAAACACATTTGCAGATGGGTCCCATACCTTTCCAGATTTATCCGATATCGTTGCACTTACTGTAGATCCTGTAGGACAAGAAATTCTCAATTCATTTGCTGAATAACCTGATGTTATAAACAAAAGGACTATAAAAAATATAAACAGATTTCTCATAACAATCCTCGTTTATTTTGCCTGTTTTATTGCATTGGCAATAATCTGCAAAATTTCCTTTCGTTTATCTCTTAACGGCTGCTCAAGAAACTTGGCTTGTTCTAAAGATCCCCTATTGAACATTCCGCCCTTAGCCGTCCCAGCCGCCTTTCCCTTTGCAGCCGCTATTTCCGCAGCATGTTTGATATTAAAGAACTTACCATGTGCCGCTCTGGCAGGTGGAGCTTGAGCAACTAAATCCTCATGCACCCACACTGCATAATCTGCTGTATACCCAATAACAATATCTGCCTTAAATCCTTTTCCGCCAATATTTTTTGGCTTGTAGCAGGAAGACCTTAAAGCTCCTAGTTGTATTGGAACCAGTTTAAGACTCTCATTACGAAGAAATTTTGCACCAGCAATACACCCTCTCTCTGCTGCCCTTCCCATCTTTTCGCTTGCAACGTTGATATTACGAAGCACCTGCTCCACACCTTCCAAACGTAGTACAGTGGCATATTTTGGACTGCTCATAAATATGCCCATTCATAAGTAATAGTATTTCTGAGATTTGGAATTTTTTCTTTCTGACGAATTTCCCATGCTCCAATATTATTTCTTGGATCTGCCAAATCAGTCACATCACTCAATGTCCCCAACATCAACAATCCACCTACCAATACATCATCTATCATTACAACTGCCTTAGAACTTTCCTCCGTCCCTGTAATCCCGACAAAAATAGTTACTGTATCTTCCCATCTACAAGTCTTTTCAACAGGAGAAGCATAAAGAGGAGATCCATAATTATCAAAAGACCTTCCACCACTCTCTGTATTAGCAGGAGCCCAATAGACAGCCGTTTGATGCATGTGTCGCTTTATACTCATTCTGCTTTTTCCACAATCTTTCCATCCTGCATTTTCTTGATCTTCAAAGATGCAAGAAATAACTGAATCACACACCAAAAATCTTCATAATCATTGCTGCCAACCCACTACTTCCAACTCCAACTCCAATACAAATACCAACAAATTTTGCTTTCAGGACACTTAAAGATTGTCCATGTGGACACGAAGCTACATGCTCAGCCATCACTTCCTTAATAATCTCTCTCGCAATTTCCTTGCATTCGGCCTTGTCCCCATCATTCAATGCCATAGGATTCCTCACGAATTATTCTTCCAATTCGTCTGCTAATTCTTCACTCTCTGTTCCTAACCAACTAATACCAACAGTTCTCTTTCCTCCCTTTTTCGTTTCAGTATTCAATTTGGAAAGACCGCCATTATAATCCAACACCATTGCCATTTGTCCATAATGAGATGTAGCCAATCCCAAATCCACTTTACTTTGAAGCCACTGATTCACCTTTCCAGCTGTCTCTTGTGTAGGGCGTGGATCTCTTAATGTATAAAAATGAGCCGCAAGATATCTTTCGATTAATTCCAACTCTTCATCTGTATAGGCATACAATTCAGCACAATGTTTAGTGACCATTGCAGAAGCAGTATTGATAAATGGAGTTAGACTTATTGAAGTATCCACTTCAATTATTTCAGATACAGCAATAGATGTAGTTCTACTCACATCACACCGGCCTTTACTTTGTTCTCAGAAATAAAAGAGTTTCTTTCCAGCAGTCTACAACCATTCTTCACACTCAATGTTTCTATAGTAAAGAAACTTTTGAAGTCTAATATACTTCAAAAAGAGTTATACTTCCTCTACGATTTTACTATCCCATTCCTTTTTAATCTTAACAGAAGCTACAATAGTATCTGTATTGGCCGGGGATGCCCCAGCTTGCAAGCGATAACTCAGTCTATATTGTCCTATAGGAAGAGACGTAGGAGCATTAAATCCAAAATCACCATCCTCTGCAATCTCTGTCAAATCAATAATCTGATTACTATAATCAGGATTTGTTGCCAAAACTGCATTCGTATCATCCCATAGAAGACCGGACCATCTACCTACCAATCTGGCATAATATGTAGATCCGTGCTTTCCCTGAAGAATGTGGTCGTAAGCCATATTAATATACTCCTATTACGGAAATACACTTTGAATTGCTAAAATAGCTTCCACAATATCTTTCAACGCCGACAGCCCGTATGTTGCCGATTCCAGCAATGTCTTGGCGTCCGCAGCGGGGTCATAGCTGGCCGTACCGGACCAGTAGAAAGCCGTGGTCGTGGCGAAGTGGACGCCGCTGGTGTAGTACTTGATAATGTAGACCCCGGCAGGCAGGGCGGGCATCGTCCCTCGATAGCTCCCGCC